GCCAAAGAAAATGGCCAATGGCGGAATGGCTCGTGGCACAGGAGCTGCGATCACAGGAAAAGGTTTCAAGGGAGTATTTTAATGCCTAAATCAAAACCGAAAATTCCTAGTGAAAAAACTCGCAAGAAGAAGAAAAAGAAATACTACTCAAAGCCAGAAGTTCTAAAAGAAATGGAATCAGATAGAACAATTGACTCTGATGAGCAGAAAAAATTATTAGATGCGGGAACTATCACTCAAGAAGATATTGATTCAGGTTTCGGTTTTAAAGATGGTGGGTCGGTTGAAGGTAAAAAACTCACTAAAACAGTTCCCCCTCAAAAGGGACCTAACTCTCAAGGCATGAGAGGAACAGGTGCTGCGATTCGTGGTACTAAATTCAAAGGAGTATTCTAATGGATATGATTAAAAAACTTTGGAACGATCACCCAAAAAAGAAGTGGCTTGTAATCGGTCTAGTTATCGGTTGGGCAGCCGCTCAGATTATCTAATTAATGTTATCAAAATTATTAGGCGGATCTTTAGTAGACACTGTCGGTAAAGTTATCGACAGTGTCCACACTTCAGAAGAAGAAAAGCTTGCCGCAAGAAACAAGCTCAAAGAATTAGAGAACGAAATAAATTCTAAACAAATGGATATTAACTTAGCTGATGCTAAGTCTACTGCTACAGGCTTTGGTGGTATGATGCAGCGGAGCTGGAGGCCCCTAATCGGAATGTCCTGTGCGTTAGCGATATTGTGGGAATTCGTATTAAAACAATTTATAGTTTTTATTCTTGCTGCTTTCAGTATTCAACATAATCCGCTTCCAGAGCTTGACATGTCGACTTTATTCCCGCTCGTCACGGCCTTGCTAGGAATGTCTGGGCTCCGCTCATGGGAAAAAAGTAAGAAACTTACGAAATAGTGCAGACAAATATATATTCAGCAATTTTAAGATTAATAACTACTAGACAAGACGACATAAAGTCTGTACTTATTGATGGAAACGTAGAGAATTGGGATCGATATCAATTCCTAGTTGGGCAACTCACTTCTCTTCGCAAACTCGATTCAGATGTTAGGGATCTTTATCGCAAATGGGAGGTAGACGATGACGTCGACAACGGGGCTGATTATGCCCAAAGAAAAAAAGATAGTGGGACTTAACCCTGCTGAGAAAAAAGAAGAAAAAAAGAGCGATCTTAACAAAGTTCCCAAGCCAACAGGTTGGAGACTAACTGTTCTCCCCTATAAAGGTGTAGGAAAAACTAAAGGTGGCGTTTTATTAACAGATAAAGCAGTAGAAGAGCAACAGATTGCTTCTGTTTGTGCTTTAGTTCTAGAAACTGGACCTGATGCCTACGCAGACAAGGAGAAATTTCCACATGGACCTTGGTGTAAAAAAGGTGATTGGGTGATTATTGCAAGATATGCAGGATCTCGAATTAAAATTGAGGGTGGCGAACTTAGAATTTTAAATGATGATGAAATTTTAGGAACAGTTGAAAGCCCTGAAGACATTTTAGGAGTATACGCATGAACGAAGTAGATAGACAAGTTGCTGAACTTCAGGCTGAGTCTGAAAAAAAGCAAAAAACTGAGTATTCTGTCGAGGTAGAAAGCGAAGATGTCGCTGCACCTACAGAAGAAAAGGAAATTGAAATTCCTCAAGAGAGTAAAACCTTCGAAGCTGAGGTAGAAAACACACAAAAAGAACCTGTTGAAGAAGAACCAAAGCAAGAAGAGGTAAAAACTGAAGAGGAAGAACCAAAAGAAGATTCAAAACAAAAATATAGTAAGTCTGTTCAGAAGAGATTTGATGAATATGCTTACCAATTAGGTGAATCAAGACGACGTGAAGAAGAAGCAATCAAGATTGCTCAAGCTATTAAGGATGAAAGAGACAAAGTTCAAGAAGAATTGTCTAAACTTAATAGTGGTTATGTCAACGAGATGGGCGGACGACTAACTGGTTCTATGGAAGCTGCAAAAGCAAAGCTTAAAAAGGCAGTTGAAGACCAGGATGCGGACGCTATGGCCTCAGCACAACTAGAAATAGGAAAATTAGGCGCAGAACAGACTCGTTATGAGCAGATGAAAGCACAAGAAGAGGATAGAGCAAACGCTCCTAAGAAAGAAAAAGAGGTAGAAATACCTCAATCTCAGCCACAATCTGCTGTAAAAGACCCTAAAGCTGAGTCTTGGGCAGCAAATAATGAGTGGTTTGGCTCAGATAAAGTTATGACAAACGTCGCTTATGCAATTCACGAAGATTTAGTTAATCAAGGTGTTGATCCTCGCACAGATTACTACTATACTGAGATTGATAAACGTATGCGTGAAAATCTTCCGCATAAGTTTCAACAAGATTCTTCAACCGAAGAACCCGCAAAGCAACAGCCCGTCCAGACCGTTGCAAGCGCACATCGAAACAGAGGCACAGGACGCAACGTAGTTAAGTTGTCAAGTACAGAAGCGGCTATCGCTAAACGACTTGGTCTTTCCAACGAGCAATATGCGTCGGAAAAACTAAAGTTACAGAGGAGGTAACGTTATGATAAATAAAACACCTAGATCTGCATCCACAAGGGATAAAGAAGCACGCAAAAAAAACTGGCAACCACCAAGCTCGCTTGAAACACCGACACCGCCTGAAGGTTTTAAATTCAGATGGATTAGGGAATCAGTAAGAGGATTTGAAGATAACAAAAATGTTATCGGTCGAATTAGACAAGGCTATGAACTTGTCAGAGCCGACGAATATCCTGATTTTGATTTTCCTACCGAGTCCGAAGGAAGACACAAAGGAGTTGTTTCAGTGGGAGGATTATTACTGGCAAAGGTGCCATTAGAGATCGCAGCGGAGAGAGATCAATACTACTCCGATCAAACAGAACGTCAGCAGGAAGCTGTTGATAACGATCTTCTAAAGGAGCAACATCCTTCAATGCCAATTAATAAGCCCGAGCGACAAACTAAAGTTACGTTCGGTGGCTCGAAGAAAAGTGAATAATTTTTAATCGACCTAAATGTAACGCTTACTAATAACAAATACTTTAAGGAGTAATAAAATGGCAAACTTAAGTTCAGGTTTCGGATTCCGACCAAGTAGAATGCTCGGCAGTGGTTACAACACTACTGGTCAAACTGAGTATACTATTGGCAACAACGAGGCATCCGCAATCTTTCAAGGTGATCCAGTTATATTAGTAGCGAATGGTGCTATTGATATAGGATCAAGTGCTGGTGCAGAACTTCTGGGTGTGTTTAATGGTTGTGAGTATGTTGATCCAACAACTAGCAAACCAACATTCAGCAATCACTATCCAGGAAGCATCGCTGCAGACAATATAAAGGCATTCGTCATCGACAACCCAGATGCGGTTTTCGAAGTAAAATGTGATGACGCTAATGCAGGACAGGCCCAAGTTGGAACAAACTGTAATATCGCAACTTACGCAGCAGGATCCACCATATCAGGTGTATCTTCTGTTAAGGTTGATGGTAGCAGCTTTACAACCAACGCAGGGGGTAATTTAAGAGTAGTAGGTCTATCTACAGATCCAGACAATAATGATTTTTCATTAGCTAACGCTAACATTCTTGTCAAAATCAACCTACACTCATTAACTGATACTACAGGCATATAGGAGGTTAAACTATGGCTATATCTAGAAGTCAACTCGTTAAAGAGTTAGAGCCAGGTTTGAACGCTCTGTTCGGCTTGGAATATTCACGTTATGACAATGAGCATGCTGAAATCTTTGATGCAGAGTCATCTGACAGAGCATTTGAAGAAGAGGTAATGTTAGCAGGTTTTGGTTCTGCACCAACTAAATCAGAAGGTGGAGCAGTATCATTTGACACAGCTAACGAAACTTTCACAGCTCGTTACACACACGAAACAGTTGCACTTGCATTCTCAATCACTGAGGAAGCTGTAGAGGACAACCTTTACGACAGACTCGCTGCGAGATACACAAGAGCACTTGCTCGTTCAATGTCAAACACAAAGCAAGTTAAGGCTGCTGCAGTTCTTAACAACGCTTTTGCTGCTGCAGGTGCTGCAGGAACAAATCCTGGTGGCGATGGTGTATCACTCATCAACACTGAGCACCCACTACAATCAGGTGGTTTTTTAGTAAACAGATTAGCAACAGATGCTGATTTGAACGAAACATCACTTGAGCAGTCATTAATCGACATCGCTGATTTCAGAGATGAGAGAGGCTTAAGAACAGCTATTCAAGGTATGAAACTTATCATTCCAAGACAGCTACAGTTCACAGCTAACAGATTAATGGAATCAACATTAAGAACATCAACAGCAGATAACGACATCAATGCAATCAGAAACATGGGAGTGATTCCACAGGGTTACACTGTGAACCACTACTTAAATGATGCAGATGCTTTCTTTATCAAAACTGATGCGCCTAATGGATTCAAGCACTTCACAAGAACTCCGTTGTCAACAACAATGGAAGGTGATTTTGATACAGGTAATATCAGATACAAAGCAAGAGAGAGATACTCATTTGGTTTCTCAGATCCACGTTGTGTATTTGGTACATCTGGTGCATAATATTTAAGTCCTTTCTAATATAATATGAGGGCGGTTGTCTTTGACTCCGCCCTTTTTTTATGCCATATTAAAATTCTAGCAAAATAAATTACACAAACTGAGCTAGCAGACGATATAGAGATTGTGTAATTGGTCTATATAACCAAGGAGGTTTATTATGGCAAACACAACATTTGACGGGCCAGTCAGATCAAAAAATGGCTTTCAGTCAATAGGACCAGGATCAACCGTTGATCTAACTTTAGCAACTGATCTAACTGTGGCTGCTCACGCAGGAAGAATTATAACTATGGATCCAGCAGGAACACCAACAGCGATTACTCTTCCAACGATTAACGCATCAGCGGATGCTTCAACAGCAGGCCCAGGTAGCGATCCAAACAATCCAAATACAGTAGGCACAACTTTTGAAATTTTCTTCAAAGATGATTTCACAGGATCAATTGCAACTGATGGAACAGATAAATTTGTAGGTTCTGTAATGATTGGTGTTAACGATGGTTCAAAAAAAGCTTTTGTGCCCGCTGCATCAAACGATACAATTAATTTACTCGGTGAAGCTGGATCAGGTAACGCTACTAAAGGTGGTTTAGCTGGTTCAAGAATCAAGTTCACTGCAATCGCAGACAATCAGTATATGGTTGAGGGTCTATTAATTGGTGATGGAACAATCGTAACACCATTTGCAGACGCATAGGAGTAAGTTATGATTAACTATAGATCAGCTAAAGTAACTGCTACAGGAGATGTTTCTAGCGGTCCTGCAAGACTAATAGCTATTCATGCTGTTTGTGCAGGTTCTGCAGGGAGTATAGTTTTAAAAGACTCTAGCACTGGCGCAACTTTGCTAGATCTTGATACTCCGGGTTCAGCCACGGCAGTTATTGATACATACATTGGAGATAGTGGTATGAGATTTGAAAATAAAATTCATGCTACATTAACTAATGTAACTTCATTAACCTGTATATTTGCGTAATGGCAGACAAACAGCCCCCAAAAACTAAAAAATATTTCCGCCCCACTAAATCTGGGGCGGGAATGACTAAAGCTGGTGTTGCTAAATATAGAAGAGACAATCCTGGCTCTAAATTAAAAACTGCTGTAACAGGTAAAGTAAAACCTGGTAGTAAGGCAGCAAAAAGAAGAAAGTCGTTCTGTGCTAGAAGCGCAGGACAAATGAAAAAGTTTCCAAAAGCAGCAAAAGATCCAAACTCAAGATTAAGACAAGCAAGAAAGAGATGGAGGTGCTAAATGAAGATTTCAGAAAATACATCAATTTCAATGCCCATGAGAAATCTTATCAGTATATTAGGAGCTACAGCAGTAGGTGTCTGGGCTTACTTTGGAGTAATTGAACGACTAAATAACATAGAAACAAGAGCAACTTTATTTGAAGCTGATCTTGTTAAAAATGCAGATCAAACTCCTATAGATCAAGAACAGTATATGCTACTTGAATTTGTATCTGGCCAAGTTGAGGGTATGTCAGAAGATTTAGAAAATATGGCACATAACAAAGTTAACATAACAAGATTACAAACTGATATGGAAAAAGCACTTAGTGACATTGAAGAATTAAAAGATAAGATAAGGGGAGTAAATGGTTACTAAAGTTATTATAGCGTTATTATTATTTTCTTCACAAGGGACTATGCTTGAACATACTGTTACTGAGGGTGTAAAAGATTGTCTTGAAAAGAAAAGAATTATGGAACGAAATATGTCGGATACAGTTCGAATATCTTGTGCAAAAGTAGAAGCACAAATAGAAACCATAGAGGGTGTGGAATTTATAAGATCTTTGAGTAAAGTTAAATAATGTATCTGGGGTATTTTTATTTACTCTGTGCGTTTATAACTGTAATATTTATGTATTTATCAATCCAAACCTAATTAGGAGAT